GAACATACTTGCGGTGGCTCTTAATACAACCCATTCTTGGGTCATCATTACAGGCTCATAGGCTACTTGTATTTTTTGCCTTGCTACAATTTTGTCTATTCCTGTTCTAGTGATAATTACAAATCCTCTTTTGTCTTTGTAAACATCCTCCTCAACGAGTCCGTTTGCCTTAAACAATCTCCTTAAGGTTTCTTTTTTTGTTTCTTTTACTTCTTCAATGTTGTTTTCTACTTTTTGCATTTTAATAAAATTTAGTTAATAATTAGTTTGTAATTGATTCTATGAAAGTTTTAAGCCTAGAATCAAAGCTTGTTTTTTTATTTTAAGATGTAGCTCCTGTCTCGCCACGGTAATTCTTCTATCTTATATTCAACGACATTAGCCATTACAGGGCTTCCATCTGCCTTGTGATAGCGAGTTGGGACTTTTTTAGGTATAGACACTATGTCGTGTCCTTGCTTCCTTAGAGAGTGAATAATACTTGACAATCTATAAGCACCATACATATTAATAGCCTCTTTTTGTGTTAATTTTCTACCATCTTTTAAGTGTTGTAGAATATCACTCGTTTGTGTTTTCTGCATAATTTAATTATTTAAGTTAATAGTTAGTTTTCGTCTCTTTCTGCATCAGCTCTCATTTCCGCATAATTTTCTCTTTGTATTTCTTCATACTCATAATCCTCTATTTCATCACATTCATCTCCACATTCTCCACATACCATATAGTCACTACTATGTTCTTTGCATTCTGAACATACATCTGTGTTTTCCCAAACTTTAGCACCACAACATTCTGAGTATTCTGATTCTGTTAGCTCTACCCCACAACAAGATGAAACCATATTATATCCATTTCCATCATCTATAGGGTTGCTTAATTTCCAATTATCGTAATTCATAATTTAGTATTTTCGTTAATAGTTAGTTAGTTGAAATTCTGTACAAAGATACAACAATTTTTGAAACTACCAAACTTTTTTACAAGTTTTTTTTAAGTTTCTTTGTTTTTATCCTTAAATTTATCTTTATATTGTTCTTTATATTTATCTTTAAGAGTATTACAAACTCTATACTAAGGGTTATTTAAGGGTTAATTTTTTAGAAATAATGTGTTAATCTTGCTACTTGACCGCTTTCTTTATCGTGGATAAAAGCCTCGCAAGCTTTTGATGCTCCGCAAAATCCTTTTCTTGAATGCCAACTATCTGCTGATGATGGGCTTCGCATATACTCTACAGTTACACCTATAAAATCTTTAGCATCTAACCATTTGTGCTTAACTTTATGATGAATATGATGTAAATACCAATATCTAAATTTTGATTTGCTCCACATAACAGGTCTTTCTTGTGCCATTAAAAGAGGAAGCTTATCCATTTTTGCTCCATCTCCGTGCTCTAATCCAATAAGATTTTTACCATACTGATAATATTTTCTATGTGCAACGCTAATATCAAAATTAACATCATCTGCTTTTCTAAACCAAGATTTTAATGTGTGAGCTAAATGAAATCCACTTTGGTAATCGTGATTACTCATAGAATGCAAAACATCTACAGGAGCGATTTGTCTTAACATTTCAATTACCTTAACATAAAGCATTAAAGCAATCTCATAATGCTCCCACCACTTACCATCTGTGTCTTGGTGTGTGCCTTTAGTTGTAGTATTATAGACATTATCTATATGTAAAACATCATTTCCAATGCAAAATAAAATTTTATCTACATCAAAACCACTAGCTTTATTTATTAACCCTTGAACACCGCTAACAACCCTAACAACAGCAGTTTCACAATCATAAGTTTCTCCTGTCTCTAATTCATTAGCATATTTACCAATATGAATATCAGAAGGATTGATTACTAATAAATGATTGCCTTTTTTTCTTTTAATAGAATTATATTCAGGGGAATATCCCTCAATAAATTTATTAACGCTTTCAAAAATTTGTCTTTCATCTAAGCCATAATCCTCTTTTGTGACTATAGAGAAACGATACTCCCCATTAGCTGATTGCCAATGCTTTACAGATACAACATCTTTTTTTTCTATACCCCTTTCTTTTAAGTGGTCGTCTAAAGCTGAGTTATCATTTATATTTTCTACAGTTTTAGCCCTGCTCTGATAAATAAGATTTTCTTCTTCAGGAGTCAGTCTTAGCCTTCTTCCGTATTTTTTCATAAGCCAAATATAGGGAAAAAAACATAACGCATAAAAAAAGAATGGGAAGTTATTAACTCCCCACTCTTAACTACTAACTATTCCCAACAATGAAAACACTCAAAGATTTTGGGATTACAAAGTTACATTATTTTTTTGATATATCAGCAATACCTTGTCCTAAAATTAGAACCAAGATAGCGTGATAAAGATTTGTAGCAGTTTCCTCATCTACTCCTAAATATGTTACTATAGCAGGAATAACTACTGCTGAGATTGCGTACCAAAACTTTTTACTTTTCATCATTGTTAAAATTATCCAATTTTTCATTTTTTTATTTTTTAAGGTTATTATTAAAACTTATAGGATATTCCTAAGTTAAATTCTCCACTATCATCTGTTTCAGAATCCAAATTTACACTATAATTTGGTTCTACATACATACTTTCCCAAAATCTTATAGAATACCCAACCCCTACTCTAGCGTTGTCAAAGGTGTTTTCTTTTGGTAAGTCTGCTGATAAGTATAAATTATCACTCATACTATATCTTACAAAAAAATCATAATCATCTCCACTCTTTTTGATTCCAACCATATAGCCTGCATCTAAAGAATATCCAATTCCTATATTGTTTGTAAAATTATCTATACCCCAACTTTCATTTTCACTTGGGAAATCTACATTACTAACTGCTGTATATTGTGCAGATGCACATACAGAAGTTAAAATAACTGCCATCATTAAAACTATTTTTTTCATTTTTTATCTATTTTTAATTATTAAACTTATGTTTTTACTTAACTGATTACCTAAAATATAATTCATTAGGTAAGCGTGAGCTATTTTACTTTCTAAAATTTTATCAGGAACCTGAGCTCTATGAGTTCCTGTTAATATACACCCTCTACTATCTGAAGGGTAATTACCTCTGTGAAATAAGATGTAGCTTCTGTCAGGAACATCTTGCACTAATAAGTGAACATAATCCCTAGTAGCACTTTCCCTAGCCAATCTTACTCTACACTTGTATTCTCCATTAGGGATGCAAGATACACTTTTTTCATTATCTCGCCACGGTAATTCTAGTGTATGTGCAATAAATTCTCCATTGCAATAAAGTTTACCTGTTACTGATTTATCAGTAAATGTGTCCCTGATTAACAGCAGGTTAGCACTATCTACCTTGTCCTTTGTATTTTTTCTTATAGCCATTTTGACCTTTTGAAGCGTTTTTAGAATGCACCCCTTTGCGTTTTTTATGCTTTTTCTCACGGAATATAAAAGTTAGTCTAGCCACTCTTATTCTCCTTCTCCTACACCTCCCTTAAACACAGCCACATACTCAATGTAAGCACTATTACTTCCTTCTCCTTCAGGAGCGTCACAAGTAGCAAGCACCGTAGCAACATCTTGAAGCGTAGCTCCTGCTTCTCCTGAGCAAGTCACATCAGCATCATTGCTCATTAAAAAATGAGAACACCCTGCAGGAATATAAACAAAAAATGATTCGGTAGCCGCAGTAAGCTTATACTGAACCGTTACACCAATCGTATCATCTGTGTTTGTTATTCTAAAATAAGTAAATTCAGTTTTTACACCTTCTCCTGCTGTGTCAGGTAGTGCTGCTCCGTATTGAAACACCGTATCTTGTCTAGTGCTAGTAATTTCCATAACCCTTTGGTCTACTTTTCCATTACCCTCAAAACTTTTGGTTATGTTATTTCCATATTGCACCCCATTTATAGTAATGGTCTCACTAATACTAACCGCTAAACTTGTTTCTTTTATTGTTGTTGCCATTTTATTTGTTATTTTTTAATTTGTAAAACTTATAGATAGTGAATATGATAGCCAGAGTTGTAGATATAAAAAGCAAAACATCATTACACTCACTCAAACTTAACCCTATCACTCCTCCATTTGCAATCAAAACCTCTGTCGTATCTTTCATTTTCATTTTGTTTTTTATGTTTTAATTCATCCTATATCCTATCAAATAAACTCTTAACTTTTCAGGAGCCTCCTCTATTGCGGATATATCAATTCTAACCTCAGCGTCATCAGCTATTTCATAATCACTTATTACAACAGGCGTAGCTGCGGTGGTTGATGTTTTTTCTCCTGCGTCTATTGTTAAAAGAGTAGAAATTCCCTTTTCTTCTCTTACCTCCTT